ATTTAAATATCATTTTTTAAACATCTTTAATATATTATGATATATAAAAGAAAAATAATATATGATTAACGTTAATTTGCTGGTGGATGGCAATTATTTTTTGTATCGTGCAGTCTTTATTTTACACAGATTAAAAACTCTTTATGGTGACTTGGAAACATTATTGTTAAATGACTATAACAATATTACTAACGCATACCCTTACACATTAATTTACTTTATTTCTGATAGTAAAAAAAGTTGGAGAAAAGCATATTACTCTGAGTACAAAGGTAAACGAAAAAAGGAAGAAAAAATAGATTGGGAATTTGTTTTTGATACTTTTGATAAATTTAAAGAAAATATTAAAAGAAGACACAATTGTCTTGAATATCAAATTGACCCTTTTGAAGGTGATGATATTATTGCACACATCGTAAAAGTAACAAATAGTCAAGGTGGTTCTAATATTATTTTGTCTAATGATGGCGACCTTCATCAATTGTTAAAATTTAGCACAACCGACAATTACATCAATATGATTTACAATCATAAATTTCAAGACGAAAGGCTTTTTGTACCTAGAAACTACAGTATATTTTTAAAGTATATTGAAGATACATCAGTTGGCGATATTTTTGATATGAACAATGATATAGATTTTATAAATTATTTTGATAAATTAACAAATAAAGCCAAAATAACACCTATAAATAATGAAGAATCTTATTTTAAAAAATTAGTTTCTGGTGATTCTGGTGATAATATTTTAAGTGTCGTTAAATTTACGCCAGATACAAGGGGAATTGGTACTGCTGGCGCTAATACGGTTTATGCTATGTTCAAACAAAAATTTCCTGAAGAGATTGATTTTGATTCGGATGAATTTATAAAAAATTTTGTTGATATTCTTTCTATATATCGTAAAAATAAAGAACTTAACTTCAAAGAAAAAGTGGTCGAAAATATTAAATTATCTAGAAAACTAACAAGATTAGATGGTAAATATTTACCGGACGGATATGAAAAACTTCTTTATGATACAATTAAAATTTGATTTTCCTATTTTTTTATAAAGTGTGGTACTCCTCAATTTGAGCGGAGCGGAGCAATTTTGAAAGAAATTGCTCTTTTTTATTGATAGACTTTTATTTTCTTTGAACCATTTTCAAAATGTTTATTACGAACAATTATGGTTTTATTATCTTTCTCATTATCAAAAGCAATCCAACCTTTTTTCTTCTTGTCACCATTCCAACCGAAGCCATCTAAGTTAGTATAAAGATATCCTTTTGCTTTTATTTCTGATTTACCATCTTCTGATTTAACCAATTTAAAATCAGTCACTAATGTCGTTGGACGATCATTCAAATCTTTTATGATTATCTTATAATCTACTGTTTTAAATTTACCTTTGATTTCATTTTCAAAAACAAAGTTTTCATATTTTTTTAACATTTTACAAATTATATTTATTCATTGAAGTGTATAGTTCTATTTCCTCTTGTGTTAATTTTACTACGCCCATATATTTATATCCTCTTCTATATCTAAGATCATCAAAACCTTTAAGTCTTTTGTCATGTTGCCATTCCATCCAAGACCATTCATCACTCATCCATGTATTTTTATCTTCTGATTTGAAATTTTCATTATGCCAAATTTCTATAAAATGACTTTTACCTCGAAGCAGTAATAGAGGTCGACGGACAGCAATTAATCCTCGTCTTTTACATATTTGAATATCTAAAAAGATATCTTTTGGTGCACCAAGTTTATCAAGAGATGCTTTTATGATATCTAAATTATCAGCCTTTATTTTCCAATAATATCTACCTGATATTGGTTGTATATTTTTATCAACACTTGCATCTCTTTCTTTTTGAAAATCTCTTTCAAATTGTTGCATTGTTAATTCAAATAATTTATATTTTATAATGTTTAAAACCCTGCCCAGCCGGGTTTCAGAGTTAGTTGCACGTTGGAATTGTCAAAACCATAACCGGGAATGGTAAAATCATAATTAAAATTCTCCACCAGTTTTTCCTGAACCGCCCCCACCAAATTTTCCACCACCTAGTCCGTTCACACTAATAATATACAAATTTTTATTTATTTTTTCACAAATATAAGTTCCTAAATTATTATCTGTTAATTTAAATTCCTCACCTTCTGGTTTTGCATTCTTTTTATTTACTATAATATATTTAAACGGTGATGAGGAAAAAAGTCCTTTAATTTTATATGTTGTATAATTTGGTGTATCATCATCTACTTCTAAATCGCTCATTTTAATTAAATGTGCACCCTTAAAAGGTTTAGGACTAGCATATGTACCACCGAAAGTTTTATCATAATACCAAATAAATTTTACAACTGAAGGAATAAATAGATTATAAATTTGATGTGTTACTGTGTGTCTGTGTTTTCCACTACCATGACTTTCTGAATAACTGTGATAAGCTACCATAAAATCATCATTAACAGTTAATTTAAAAGTTTGTCCTTCAGCACATAATTCATATTCCTTAAAAGTTTGATTCCCAATCTGTTCAGTTTTATCTAATTCTGCAAAACCTTTATGTGTATCACATCCACCAAGAGCAACTGAAGCACCAAGCATCGCACCCAAAGCAGCAGTTTTAAAATTTAACTTCTCATCAACAAATTCTTCATATTTAAGAACTTTTGTTTCCATACAAAACCATTTTTCTTTATATATTATTTTTAATTATTCAAATTTTTACCTGACAATTTGACATAAACTTTTTGAAAAAATGTCACTAAATATCATTGGTATAAAATTTGACTATATTTAAATAAAAATAATTATAAAAATATGAACAGAAATTTAATGAAAACAGAAAACAGACCTTTCTTTGATTTAGCAAGAAGGTTTTTTAACGAAGATTTCAATTACTTCGACTCTCCATTATTTACAACAAAAAATGGTGGATTGTCAAACATTTTAGAAAAGGAAAACGAGTATCTTATTGAACTTAGTGCGCCTGGTCTCAAAAAAGAAGATATTAAAATAGAACTAGATAATGATATTTTAAGAATTTCTTCTGTGTACGAGGACGAAAAAGAAGAAAAAAATGATGGATATTATAGAAGAGAATTTTATAAATCTAGTTTTGAGAGAAGTTTTTTAGTACCTAAAATTGCCGATAAAAATGCAATTTCTGCCACTATGATTGATGGTATTTTAACAGTATCAATTCCTAAATTAAAAGAAGAAAAAAAACTTAGTAATATTGAAATCAAAATTAAATGAACTACTACTACACTAAAGATGTAGTTGTTTTCTTACGGTATCTATAAAAAAAGAGCCTCACGGCTCTTTTTTTTAGAAAGGCTGTTTATTTTCGCCTTTTTCAAAATCCAATTTTCTTAAATCTGGTTCTGTACCTTTTTCTTCATCAAATTTATCAACTTTAGTCATCCAATTATCAAAATCCTCAATCAAAAACTTTTCCATGATTTCTTTATATTTCTCAAAAAGAATATCTTCAATATTAAATTCTCTTTGTTCCAAGAATATATGTGAATCTGCAACATCTTCGTCGAAAACTTCAATCGGAATTCCACTTGCGTCATTGAAAAATGGTGTTGCCTTTACAATAATACCTTCTTGATCATTTGCAAATTCGAAAATTCCTTCTGATGGATCGTGAATAAATTCAAAATCACCAATTTTCTTATTTTCATTCAATTTTTTAGCAAAATAATTAAGAATTTCTGCTCTATATTGATCAGTAATAGAATTTTCTTTAATAGATTCTCTCAAAATGAAATTGCTTCCGATTTTAATTTTAGTTAAATTATCAATCTGTTCATTCAACCAATTCATATCAAAATTTCTATATACATTTTTCTTAACCGTTTCTAAAGTAAAGGTTCTTTCTTTAATTCTAACATCATCTAATAAACCTTTAATTTTTTCGACTAATTCTTCTTTACCATTGATATTAATATCTTTGTCTAAAGATTCTTCATTTGAAATTTTGATTGATAATGAACTTTCTATTAAAGAATAAATTTCGTTCCTTAATGAATCTTTCAATTCATATTTTGGTTTTACTTCTTCGTGTAAAGTACTAAATTTTTTCATATTCCTATTTTATTTTTATTTTTATTTATTAGTATTTATCAAGGGAACGCTGATAAGATTCACCAGCCGCAATATAATTATAAATTATTTCTGCTGCTTCTTCTGGTGAATTAGATGTAATTATATCTAAAATTCCATCATAATCATATGTTTCACTATCATTTAAGTCTTGATCATTTAATGTTGGTCTTTCTCCTGTAACATCGTTCAATTCATCATCACTAAATCCACTATCCATTATTTCTTCATTTAAAAATTCACCAAAATTTTTAGTTTTCATATTTTATTTTTATTTTTTTACCTGTAGGTATAACCAGTTCTCAAATCCCATCTTAAACCAGATAGTTGCATATAATATTGATTATCAATTTGAATTGCTGGATAAGCATTTTGTAATGTAGTGCCTGTTACATATGGATATGAATATATAAGTACACCACCTACAACAGTTTTTCTTTTTATTGACCACAATGGATCTGAATCCTGTGTTCCTGCTACTGAATAGCCATAATATGTTGTTGCTGTTAGAGAATCACCATTCCAAGGATCTATTCTTTGAGGTTCTACTGCCATAATTTTAATTTTCTTTTATATATAAATTTTTTAAAGTTAGATTATATATAAATAAAAAAAGCCAGTATTTTCATACTGGCTTTCTTTCTTTAATTATCTGTTTTTATAATCTTCTATTCTTATTGTATGAAAATTATGGGCATTTAATAATCTAGGTATCCAAAATTTTTCATATTCATTAAATCTCACACATGCTGTTTTTATACTGGGATCTCGACCAACATTAAACCAAACCATTTCGTTTTTTGTATATTCTTTATCAATAAATATAAAATCAGTATCTTCATCATCATCAGAGTAGTGGACTATTTTAGCATCTAATATGTTTTTAATAATGTTATGTATTTGGGATTTATCGAAATCTGGATAATTTTTTTCTATAAAATAATACAATTCTATCCAATTTATAAGAACCACAGGTCCCCTTTCACTTACATCAATAGTTTTATTTAGATTTTTATTAGCATTTTTACTCCACTCTTTTTTATCATCTTCACCTTTTTGTTTCCATTTATTAATTAAATTCTTTGTTTTCTCATCTTTCACAGGAACTTCTTTCACAGTAGATTTTTCAATTTTTTGCTTATCCAAATTGACATTATGTGGATCATTTAAATAATCTCTTTCTTTTTTTGATAAATTTTCCAAACCTTTATCAATTAATCCATCAATTATTTCCTGATCGAATTTTTCATTAAATTCCTTATATTTTTTCATAAGTTATATTTTTTTATATCTGTCGCCAATTCTGTGTCACCGGTTTCTCTGTATGCTTCCAACCAATCTTTTAATTCATTTTTTTCTTTATCTTGATAAGTCCAACTTTGTTTGAGTACTTTCCATAAAATCAGAAAATTCGTAACCATATTTATCAAATCAAATTCTTTTTGTGATATAGTTATTATCTCATCATCATTTGGATAGCCAATTAAAGAATATGTTTTTTTAAAATCCTCATAAATTTTTATCATAAGTTATATTTTTTTGCATCTAGGTATAATTCTGGATTACTTGTGTAAATTACTAATTTTTCAAAATCTTTTTGATTTAACACATAAGAGCCCATCAACGATTTAAGTTTTATCGTTTTAACTTTAACAGTACCAAACTTACCAGTACCAACAACAACTATTTCGAAGTCTATAATTTTAGATTCAATTAAACCTTCACAAAAATTTTCATTTTCAGGCAATTTCATAAAATCATTTATATAACTCAATATTTCTTCTTTTTTCTTCTTTCTTAGTTTATTCCTTTTTTATCAAATTTAATTGAATATTCATAATATTCTATTGTATCTGTTTTAGGAAGATCACACCAATCTGCTTCACCTACTAAATTAAAATAATCAAATAATTCTCCTTCAGTAAAAAAATCTGGATATATAATAAAAGAATTGCAGTAAGGCTTTTGTATAGTATAATCTTCAAAAATTTTTAAATATTTCATAAATTATATATAAATAAAAAAATACAAAAAATAGTAAAAAAGTTGTTTTCTAAAATTTATATATACAATAAAAAGAAAACAACTTATGACAAAAAGAGAATGGGTAAAAATAGATAGATTATCTAAAAGAATTAAAGCAATTGAATATTTAGGTGGGAAATGTGAAAAGTGTGGTGAAACAAATATTTTTTCCTTAGAATTTCATCATAAAAATAGTTCAGAAAAAGATGCTACAATTTGGGCGATACAAGATTGTAGATGGTCAATCATTGAAAAAGAAATTCAAAAATGTATTTTGTTATGTGGAAATTGCCATGGTAAAATACATTCCAATGAAAATGACAGTAAATTGAAAAACAATAAAAAAATATATTTAGAATATAAGGGTATCTCTGGATGTGAAAAATGTGGGTATAATGAATGTAATTCATCTTTAGATTTTCATCATTTAGATAAAAACGAAAAAGATTTTATGATAGGTGAAATTTATATCACTTTTAATAGTATAGAAGATCTATCTATTAAAATTGCCGAAGAATTAAATAAATGTGTAGTCATCTGTAAAAATTGTCACAAAAAAGAACACTCCGATATTGATTTTTTTGAAAAATTCAAAATTGAAATTATTAAAAAATCAAAAACAAAAAAAGAAGTTATGAAAAAAATAGACAGAAATAAGGTTAATGAGTTATATACAAGCGGAACAAAGCAAATAGAAATTGCAAAATATTTTGGTGCGACAAAGGGCACAATTTCAAATATTATAAAAGAATTGAAATTAAAAAAGCCAACTAAATAGTTGGCTTTTTATTTAACTTATTGATAATCAATAAGTTAATGTGGAGGTGCGGGGACTCAAACCCCGGTCCAATAACGCCTTTCGGCATCTTCTACAAGTTTAGTTCTATTTTTCTAATCAGAACGAAATAGATAATTTTTAATTGGTAATTGTCAAATCCACTAAACATTTTTGAAAGTCTCAATATAGTTTACTAAAAAGATGGTCTGGTTTTTTCTGTTTAGGCTACGAGAACTCCACTCTCAACAACAGTTCCAGCAACTGAAAATGTTGAATTTGAAGTAACGATATGCGTATGTGCTTCGCCATTTATTGTTTGTTCCTATAAATTTATAAAACGCCTTATTAGAAAATGCGTTACTTGCCGATAACCTCATTATACAATACTGTCAAAATCGGTCACCCCCTTATTTTAAAGAACGATAAACTATATAGTTATAATTTTTTGTTAAGTTTTTCTATTTTTTGAAATAACATTTTTATAGAGTCCGTCAAAGAAAACAACTACATCTTTATTGTAGTAGTTCATTCTTCTATATGTGCCATTATTTCTGATTCTATTTCTCTGTCAGTTATATTTGGATATTTTTCTTTAATTGCTATATATAATCTATCCCTTTCAAATTTCAAATTTTCAATAGCATCATAATAAGGTTTTAAAATTTCTTGTACTTTTCTAATTTCTTTATCAAGTACATTTAATTTATTATTAAGTTCTAATGTTTTTCTGACATCATTTAAATCAGAATGAACTATTTTTTCCATTTCATTCTTTAAATCTTCAAAAACTTGCTTTTTATCATTTATAGCAGGCTCTTGTTTCAAAATTTGCTTTAAATTTTCAATATAAGATTTTCTTAATCTTACACCATCTCTAATATATTGTTCTGCTATCATTTTTAAGTTATTTTTATTCAAGTTTCTATCAATTTATCCATCCTAAATTTCGGTATCCTCATTCGCTTCTTTTCTTCTTTTTTCAATCATATATTTTAAATATTCATCATCATTCATTTTTATACACTTATCTCTTTCAGGATCAGACATATATGGCTTATCAATCTCACGTTTAATTTTATACCATTCATCAATATTAAAATCTATATCTTCAATTTTTTCATTAAGACCAAATTCTTTATACTGTTGTAGCAATTCATATGCATCAAGTGGTTTTCCAACTGGTCCAGAAAAATAATCAATTAAAAATCCAGAAACATGAGAAAAATCCTCTGATTCTAATGCTCTATCTATATAATAATCAGCAAGATGTCCAGCCATTTTGATTATTTTTGATTCATATTCTCTGAATTTTCTACAAAATTCAAATCTTTCATTGTGTTCACTTAGATTCATCTTCTTTATTATTTTTTTCTTCCTCGATACCTAATTCTTTATTTACTATTACTTTAAGTTGTTTATAAACTTCATCTTTAAGTTTTTCAGGATCTTGTAATAATTTATCAGAAATTAAATCCGCATAATATCTAATAGCATCAGCTTCAACATTTTCTTGAATTATTGCTATGAACTGGGGATTTGGTATATTATCTTCAATTTCTATATCTAATTTAACAGAATAATTTTTTTTAAACATTTTAAACATCATTTGAATTGGATCAACCTTTGGTTCAGATGTTTTAGTTGCTATTGGTTTGTCACCATTTAAAAATCTTTCTTCCTCCTCATCATAATTTCTATTTTGTACCTCTGGAATTTGAGCACCTGGTTGACTTTTACGCCATTCATCTAGCATTGCTTTTTTTTGTTCAGGTGTTAATTGTACTGCACCTTCGATTTGTTGTTGCTTTACTGCAACTTGAGTCATAGAATTATCAGAAAGCACGACGGGTGGTGTATATTTTACTTGTGCACCAGAATTTGGATTATCTACTATTTTACTTGAATCTAACTGTTTTATTTGATTTGCTAGATTTGCTAGTGGATCATTAGATTTATATACTTGTTGAAAAAAAGCATTTGGATCAACTTCTATTTGTTCTTCATATCTTTTAGGAAAAACTTCTTTCTTAATTCTAACACTGTTATCTAATTGATAGTTAATTGCATCTTCATTTATAATTCTCACTTGCTCACCTGTTGTCTTGTCAACAAAAATCTTATTTATCATAAAAATAATTATTTTTTAATTATATATAATATAATATAAGTTCTATTACAAAAAGTTTAAATCAAAATTAATACATTATTATGATAACAAATTTTAAAATTTTTGAAAATGCTGATCTTAATAGATACATTGACAATTTTCTTATACAAAAAAGTGGCAATACTTATTCCATAAGTATGTGTATTGACATACAAATTACTAAAAATAATAAAATTTTTGGCGTACCCAAATATACTGGACTTTTTGTAGAATTTGATTGTTTAGATATGAATATTGAAAAATCCAATTGTGAAGCCTTTGGTAATCACGAAATTTTAACAAAAGAAGAATTTTCAATATTTGCAAAATCTTTTTTAACACCTATTGAATTTTATAATAAATATACAGATATTTGTACATATTTTTATGAATATATACAAAATGAATTTGATAATCTTAAAGTTCCAAGAGACGGAGGAGATGGTGGTTGGTACCCAAAATTTATAAAAAATTTCAAAAGAGTGTTAGAAACTATACCAGAATTTGAACATTTTGCAGCCGCAAAAAAATATAATTTATAAATTTTATATATAGAAAAAGAAATATTTTAAATAAATGAGTGAAATAAGATACGCCGAACTTAAACACGAAGGCATAACACATACTGAACAATGGAAAATTGATGAGATTCTCATTAAAAATAAATTCACTTGGCTAGTTAATGCTGAAATAAAAAATGCTAGACTTGAAATTTTTCAAGATACACTTGTTTGGAATGGTGGTATTTGGTATAATGGAAGTTGGTATTTTGGTGTATGGAGAGATGGTGAATGGCGTTATGGAACTTGGCAAAATGGAGTATGGTATAATGGTGTTTGGAGAGATGGTATATTCAAATCTGGAATTATTTATAAAGGAAAATTCTTTAAAGGTAAAATAGAATCAGGTGAAATTCGTGGTGGACAATTTATTAATTGTGAAATAGATCCAAAAGTAGTTGAATATACTGATGATGAATTTCAATCAAAGCAACAAGCACAACAACAAGTAGATGCAACTGCAACTACAACTGCTGAGCCACAACAACCAGGTGTTGTAAAGGCTAGAAGCAGTCCTCCTGCAGGACAAGTACAACCTGCACAACCAAGTATTCAACAAGAATCAAAAAACAATAATATAAAAATGAAAAAAATTAAAACATGGGAAGCCTTTGTAAAAGAATCAACAGGTGATTTAGAAGATAGTTTTATTAATATAAATATAGACGATACAGATTTAGAAACATCCGATAGACCAACTGGAAAATTAAAACAAAGACCCGGTAAAATAATTATTGAAACACCTTCTAAAACAGATGCTTATAATGCAAAAAGAAGATTAGGTGGTGATATTATTGCAGATGATGAAAAACAAATTCATATCATTAAAGATACAAAATAATCACTTACCATATTTAAAATTGCTCATATTCATCAATTTAGAAATTATTTCCTTATTTATCGATTGACTTATTTCATTAACCAAAATAGTTTCCATATCTTGAATTGAAGGATCATTCACAAGTTCAGAATTATCTAAAATTCTTTGTATTATTTCAGCAAGGTCATCTTTTTTAAGAATTAAAAGTTTAAATCTTCTAATTTCTTGCTTTCTAGGAATAGAATAATGAACAAAATCTTCCTTTATAAATTTGACATTGAAATATTTTTGAAGAATCAACTTTTCAGATTCATTTTCAATTTTATATCTGAATGATTTATATAAATTTTTTAAGTCTTCTACTTGTTCTCTTGTAATTTTTGAATTTATTGATCTGTTTCCTACACTTATTGTTTTACTTGTTAGATTCATTTAATTTATTTAATTTTTAACTTCCGTTGAAGTCTTATAAGTTTTTGCACATCATCTTTTAATATACTATGTACAAATTCATTACCCACATGACCACCATAAAATAGTATATCTTCTGCAAGTTGATGTTTAAAAAAAACTTTATGTTTTAGGTACTAATTCATAATCACCAAAACCTATCTCGATATAAACACCCCAATAACCATTTTTTGCATAACTATCAGGATATTTTTGAATCATATCAGACAATATTTTGACATAAATTCCGCCATAACATTGACTTAATAATTCTACCGCTTTCTCTATTACTACTGATGTTTCTCCCATATTTTTATTTATTTGATGAACCGAAACCGCCTTCACCTCTATGTGTCTCATTAACATCAAAACTATCAACTTCTTCTAATTCAAAATGAACAATTGGTGTTGGAATCATTTGAACTAATCTCATAGGTAAAACCAAATCAGGCATAGAATCATCAATTTTAATTAATGCTACTATAATATTTCCTAAATAAGTTCTATCTATTATACCAACAGAATTAGCCAACATATAACCAGTTTTGCTTATTGAACTTCTAGGTACTACCTGAAAATAATAACCAAAATTTGGTTTAACTTTTATTCCTGTGTCATAAAATTCAACTTTACCTACGGTTTTTATCTTCTCTAATAAAACTAAATCATATCCAGAATCAGAAGCCCTTTCTTTTGAAGGTGAAATTGCATCCGTTCTTGTTTTTGACCATTTGCAATGTTCATTTTTGAAATATTTACTATAAGATACAGATGGCACCCAAGTTGAAATGTCCAAGTATAATTCATATTTTCTTAAAAGTCTATATTTGGCATTTTTATAGATTTTATCTAGAAAATCTAGTGCATTATTTCCACTCCATCCTAATTGATTTTTATTTTCTGAACATGGAATTTTTGTAAATTCCATTATAGTTTTTCTCATAGATTCAGAATTTGTTGTGATATTACAATATGGTGAATTGTGAGATTCAGATATACCATGTACAGATCCATCACCATCAAAAAACCCTCTCAAAAAAGCCCATTTTAATTCATCTTTTTCAAGAGAAGGAAAACAAACCTTATCTGATTTTTTTTCTGGTAATATATTTAATAATTCACATACATTTTTCGAAATAGTTTTAGATGAAATAGTTAAAGATACCATATCTTTATTAGGTACAATTGGTAATTCTTGACAAATAATATCACTCAAAGACTCTAAACATTTTACATCTTTATTATTTATTTTTATTGTAATACTAGATAAGCCTACAGTACCATCACTTGCTATCCAACCCAATAAATATGCTTTACCTTCGCTATCAACATTTTTGAAAAAATTATCATCTAATTTTAAATATTTTGTGTTCGGATTTTTTCTTCCCATATACATTTTTGTTTTTAATTTATTTGAACATTTCTTAGAACAAGTTATTCCAAATTCATTTTTTATTTTATTTACTCTAAAAGGCTTCACATGAAATTTTTTATTACACACACAACAAGTTAAATCATTTTCAGCCTTATTATATTCACTCAAACATTTTACTGAACAGGTTTTATATTTTTTTGATCTACTTAGAAATACCAATTCTTCTTTTCCACATATTTCACAATTTACTTTAAGTTTCATATATTCATTTTTATAGTATATATAAAAATCTATCGTTCCTATTCTATTTAATTTTCTTTTTATTTTTTATTTCATATTGTTCGCAATTATTGTTCGGTTTTGTTATACCTATTGTTTTAGCACAAAAAAGTTGTTTTTCTCTCACAAAACTAAATTTACAATCTATACAAAATTCTTTTTGTCTTTCAAATATTTTCATATAACATCATAAGTTACTTTTATTTCCATTGTTGTTGGTTTTGAATTTATTATTGTTAAATCTGAAATAATTTGTTGATCAATGTATAATATTTGTCCATCTTTTAGTCTTCCATTTAAATCTGAGATAATTAAATCAGTAGACATGTGATCTAATCTATGAGCGAATGCCATTCCACTTGATAAGAAATTTCCATTTATGGCATTTATTTTATTTTTTCTTGCCAATTTTATATCTGTATCAATTTCTTCATAACTTAATGTGAATTTTAACATAGGATGAGGATTAATAAATTTAATTTTATCATCATTTAAACCATTCATAATAACTCCTTTACCTTCTAAATTTAATTTTGATAAAATTTTAAACTCTAATGGTAATAAGTTTGCTGAGCCCTGAGCCAAATTTGATGCAGATTGTGTCACACCTTTATATTCTCCATAAATTGATAATAATTCAATCTTTCTTTCATCTGTTACCTTTAAACTTTCAATTACAGGTTTCCATTTTTTAATGGCTTTATATTTATCTATTACAATCATATTGTTAGAAAATATTCTTTTGTTTTTTCCCTTTTAAATGGAGGAATAACCATCTTATCTCTACCAACATTGTGCATCATATCATAAAAATCTTCAATATCTTGCTTAAGTTTTTTAATTCTTTCCCTTTGCTTCATAAATTCCTTTTTCTCAAAAATTAAATTACCAGAAGTTATTGCTGTAATAAGATTTTCTACTTTTAACAATGCTTCATTATTATTTCTTTTTCTATTATCGTAATATTTCAGTTCAAGTAATTCTTTAATTACTGAACATTTTTCATACTCTTGATTCTTAACAAAAACTTGGAATGCATATTCTAAGTCTTTTTGACAAACTTTCTCAAATTTCATTAAATCATATATGAAATTGGCAATTGAATCTCTATTAAACTCCATATCTCTCTTTTATTTTAGTCAATTTCATTTTTCTAATAAATTGATTATTATTTATATACCAATTTATTGCTTCCTCCTTTAATAATTTTTCAACTTCTCTACTAGCATTCATACCAGTCATTGCTTGAATATCTTGTAACATCTCTACATTCACATTGGTTTTAACCTTACACATAACACCATTAATTTTTGCAATTAAGGTTCTTGTTGGATTAAAACCACCATTAGGATATGAAAGATCAGTAAAATCAATAAATTCATATTTAAAATCTTTTTCAGTTAAACCCAACTCAGATAGAGTTTTTCTCATTTAATTTCATTAATTTATATTTTCTTTCTTCTTGTTTAGAAAGAAAATGACCATAAGAAATTAAGTTCCTAATTTTTTTTGGTGTTATCTGCAAATTAGGATCTGAAACATCATATTTAAACATCATTTTTCTTTTCCTTATATCTTTTTTCCATTTCCTAGTGTTATGTTTAATATAAGAAATCTCAAAAACATTAATTGTTGATGAACACCAAGAATCATCTACATACAACCAATCATATTCCTTGTTGTTAACAACTATTTTTCTAAATTCTCTATGTTTCATATTTAACTATTCCAAAAATCGTCTATATCTTCTTCTTTTTTAGTAGGATATTTGTATGGTTCTACAGGTACAACTTCAAAATGCCCACCTTTTGCAATGTCTACAATTCCTTTCATTTCAGGACAATCAGCAGGTCTAATAAAAGCACCACCATTCATATATTCAATTTCATCAATTAATTTCTCTCCTACAGGAGTAGAATTTATTATGTAATTAGGGTCATAATTCAAAATCAACACCTCTGTACCTTTTGTACTTTTATTTTCAGAAAAACTTGCAGAAGACCTAAAAAAATCTTTCTCTAACCAAACAAATTTATCTTTAGGTAGATGTTTTTCTAATGCAGGGAAATAATAATATGATAAAGACCAACGAGATTTTAGTGTTTTTAACAATTCTAATAGTTTTATATGATCTTCTTGTCCAAATTCATTTTTGGTACCATACCATCCAGAACGCTTATCTTTTTCCTCATAATATGGCGGATCCAAATAAATATATGTATCAGGCGAATCATATTTTTTAATAATTTCTTCAAATCCTAATGTTTCAACTATATTTATTTTAAGTAATTTTTTTTGTAATTCTTTATTCTCCAATTTTTTAACGAATGTTCTTAATTTAAATCCACTAAACCCAGCAGCAGTATAAGAACAACTTGAAAATGCTGATGTTAGTAAAAATGCATAATATGTTGCTCTATCAAAATCTGGTATATTAAAACTTTCATTTCTGAAATTTGAATTTTTTAATTTGTAATACAATTCTTTGTAATGCGTCTTAATCAAATCTTCATCTGTTTCCTTACAATATAATTTACCATTGACATCTTCTAATTCATATTTTATAATATCGTGTAATTTTTTATAATCTTTACAACAGGCAATTAAATTTGCTTGATCTTCGTTCAAATCATTATACACAACATTAACATTATCTGAAATATCAGTCAAAAAATAAACTGCAAAGCTACCCGCAAATGGTTCTACATATGTTTTAATATTTTTAGGTATAATAGTTTGAATCCAATTGCCAATTTTATTTTTTCCACCAAAATATCCGTGAAGTGTTGGTTTTGCCATAAATTTTATTTTTTATTTTTATAGATTTTTTTGTGAATTTAGTTTATCATATTTAGACTTATTTAAATTACCTAAATAAAAAACATTCTCAATAGTTCTAGAAGTTGACCACATTGGTCTCAAATTAGAAAGTTCATTAACAACAGAAGCAGGTGTATCATCTGAAAAATTAGATACACTCTTTATATGATCTATATGCCATTCTCCGTGATTATCCCAAGTCATTCCACTTGTAAATTGATTTTCAATATGTATTTTTAATTCGTATGCTGAGTACCCTAGCATACTAATCGTTCTGTCACTTTTTTTCTTATTCATTCTTCTTAAACAAGATGCCAATAATGATCTCCAAATAAAATTCATTCTATTTGTAATTTTAAATTTATTATGATAATATGTAATTTGAGTCTTATTAATTTTATCTCTGTTATCCTTAGCATATTTTTTCTTTCTTTCCTTATGCAATGGTAATAATTCTTCTTTGTGCACTTTATAATATTCATTTCTGGTCTTATTCCAACAATCACTACAAGTTTTAGCGTAACCATCACCACTATAATGATCAGGTCTGTATCTAAATTTTTTTAACTCTTTTTCTTCATTACACCTCTTACAAACTTTTTTCATTTTCTTTCTTTATTTTTTCGTTTTTTATGTAATCCTGTATAATTTTATTCACTAATTTGGATTTCGTTATTAATCCATCTTTACAAAAATCATCAAGTTCCTTAATGATTCCCTCATCTAATGTAAAACTAAAAACTTTTTTCATATTATGTTATATTATTTTATACTATATATTAATATAGATAAGTCATATTTTTCCATTTTTTATACTCGTAAAAAATAATTATATTTGTAGTTGAAACTTTCATAGATAAAAATAATATAAACCCTAAAATATATTATATGGCAGTTAAAATCTTTTCAACATCAAAATCAACACATTTGGCAGAGAAAATCGCCAATTCTTATGGTACGACTTTGAGTGATAGTTCCCTTACCATTTTTTCTGATGGTGAATTTTGTCCAGAATTGAAAGAAAATGTTAGAGGAGACAAAATTTTCATTGTATCATCATTACATTCATTCTACAATGAAATGTATAAAATTCTCAACCTTATTCCAGAGGAAAAGCACATTGAGGCTATGGAAATTCTAAAAACTTTTATTTCTTCTTCTCCAACCGTAATGGAACTTCTTCAAATGATTGATGCAGCAAAGAGAGCATCAGCATTAGATGTTGTTGCCGTTATTCCTTATTTTGGATGGGCAAGACAAGACAGAAAAGATAGACCCAGAGTTCCTATTACTGCTAAATTACTTGCAAATCTAATTACAAAGGCAGGTGCCACTAGAATCATCACAATTGACCTTCACGCGGATCAAATTCAAGGCTTCTTCGATATTCCAGTTGATGCACTTCAAAGTTCGTGGATTTTTATGCCATACATTGAATCATTGGGGCTTAAAAATCTTGTAATGGGCTCACCTGACGAAGGTGGTGGAAAAAGAGTAAAACCATATGCAAATTACTTTAAAACCCGTATGATTTTTATGTACAAAGAAAGAGGTGCCGCCAATACTATTGAAAAAATGGAACTTATTGGTGATGTGAATGGTTGTGATGTTATTTTTATTGATGATATTATTGATACAGGAGGAACAATCACAAAAGCCGCTGATATTCTTATGACAAAAAAAGGTGCAAAAAGTGTTAGGGCTTGTATTCCTCACGCAGTCCTATCAGGACCTGCTTATGATAAAATCGAAAAATCTTTGATTACAGAAATTGTGATTACAGATAGTATTCCATTATACAGAAAATCAGATAAAATTAAAGTTCTGAGCGTATCTGAATTACTTGGAATTACAATTCTAAGAATGAATGCAAACGAGTCAATTTCAAACTTGTTTAAAAAATAATTTAAAAAAAATGAGAAATAAAACTATTTATAGTGAACAAAATATCGATTGTGAATATGATATATCGTTCGAAGCCATCATGGAACTTATTGAAAGTTGTGATGAAGATGAACTAAAAGAAATTAGAAATATTATCGGTTCGGACATTAAAGTCACCAATTTAATGGAAGAACAAAAAATGTCATTATTGAAAGTTGCTTTTGAAAGATATAATCTTGAACAATTAGAAGAAAAATTAGGTATTAAACCTTATGAATATTAAGAAAAATAGTTGGGGGTTTTACCAAATTGATTTTTATAATTTATCCAGTAATGAAAAAATAAAAATATCAGATAGAATAGGTATGAGTAGATTTGACTATTTGGGATGTTATTTTAAGTCTGGTGACGAATGGATAAGTAGATCAAGTGGAATGTCTTTTAACATATGTCATTTAGACTATTATTCAAAATTGAAAATCTATCTTGATAAGTTATTAAACATTTATTTGAGAAAACAAAAACTTTTGAAAATTTCTGATATAGAAAAAATAAAAAGTTGTAATGTTTAACAAGTCCTACCAAATTATATTATTAAATTATCCTGAGGGTGAATGGATAAATGATTATTATTCAACCATAATACCAATGGTTAATGATGTTATCATAGATGATGATCTTGAACAAGAAAAAGAATATCTTGTCATAGAAAGGCATTTCTCAATTAGAAATCAAAAAGTTGTTTTGTTAGTTGAAAAAATCAATGAGACTGTGTAATGCACTTCGAAGCCTTAGCAAAAATATATTCAGAATACTATAATAGTTGCTTTGCTAACACAAACGGCAATGTTGTTATGATAGCACATCCAATGACTTATAATAAATGGTATGATTGTAATGAACTACATATCAAAAAAATGGTTAGAAAATATAAACTTGAAAAAATAAAAAAAACCGTTATTTAACGGCTTTTTTTATTTAATCTTCTTAACTTAAACTTTCTTATTTCTTTCAATGATAAGTTATATGATGATTTATAAAAAAACAAAACTATTATTGTATCTGTTAATTCTTTTGCTATAATTCTAAACATTAGCAATGTTAAAATAACTCTAAAAATATTCATAAAAGTAAATCCACTATTATGAAAATCAGAAAATAGCAAAACATATAAAATAGGAGACAATACAATCAATAACAATAGCCTATATTTCAGATGATGATTTCTAGTATTTTCTTTCTGACAAGATTTAATTGTCTCTTTATCAATTGTGAAAATTAACTTAAAAAATCTACTTACCCAATATTTAAAATTCCTTTTCAAATTCCTCCCTCATTTTTTCATATTTACGATACATTTCAATGAACCTCTTTGTATCTTCGATAGACATAATTTTACAACTTGCAAAAATAGGATATCCATTGCAACTTCTTGGCATTGCCTTAGAATGATCTTCATATAACATACCAATGGTCTTTAAATAAATTTCCCTTTCGGGTGTTTCTCTTTCATAGGTTAAACAATCTTCAATATACTGAAGTTTATTTCTTCTGTTAATCTGGTTATCATCACATAATGATGGTGCAGAAGGTCTTGAACCAATAAACATCATGGGCATAAAAACCATCATCATATCATCTTTACATTGTAAAGATGTAAAGGTTTTACAATCATATACATCGCGAACAAGTTCTTTAAGTTCGGCATCAGTACAAATTCTATGTTCCCAGTTTCCCATTTTTTTACATTTTTGTGCTATTTTTGGAAACATATAATCAATCATAGATTGATTATCCAAAAATACATTATTCATTAAATTCATTAAAATATGTCGTTTTCTTGACTAGTAGTATTAATTCTATTCAACTTTCTAAATCTTATTTCTTGTTTGATATTGAACTTAATTTTCTTTAATTTTTTTGAACCATATCTTAATCTATATGCTTCATTTTTAGATTCAATAAAAAAGAAAATATTACTAAGATGTGCAGAAGGAATATCTTTTATTTTCAATCTTATACCTTCCTTAGTTGTCCATATCATGTCCCGATTATGCATCCTTTGTTTTCTTTTTATATTCCCTTTTTTTATAAAGGGGTTCAAGTACTTCAAAAACTTCGTATTTCTCTTTATAAATTTCAATACAATCATCACAGATCAAAATTTCACTTGTCAAACCAAGCCAATCCTTGATCATTACCCATCTTAATGTAGTTGGTGCAACCTCATTCAAACACTTAAAACAAATATGAATTTCTTTTTCTTTCTTTTTAGTTGTTGTCTTTTTAGTTGCAGGTTTTTTAGTAGCAACCTTTTTTACAGGTGTTTTCGTAACTTTCTTGACTGGTTCTTTCTTTTTCATATTTTTTTATTTCTACAAAGATACTAAAATTTTTTAATAAAAAAAACCTCACTTAAAAGTGAGGTCTTTCTCTTATATTGTGATTGGTTGATACCTTTCACTCATTATAGTCCTTAACATTAAACCTTCAGGAGTATCAATCTTACCTTGTAAAATTGATTTTAATATTGAAGGACTGAATCCTGATACCAATCCTACACCCTTTGATTTAAAGTTTGCAGGCACATTACCAAGACGACCATTTACATTCCAGAAAATAAGTTCAGGCATCTTGTAACCTGATTCAGAATACATTCTTTGAATCATTCTCAATGCAGAGTCACCACCATTTGACACACAACTATTAAATTCCATATCAGAGATAATTAAAATCTTAGTTGGCATATCACTTTCTGCTACCTTATTTTCTAATGCCTTTGTTAAGATCAACTTGTAAACACCTTCCAAATTGGTGCTTCCACCCCATTCGGCTGATTCAAGTTGTCTTAATCTTTCGTACAACGAACCTTTTAAATATTGCATTTTTGGTCTGTCAGAGAAGGTGATAAAAGCATCCTTAAAAATACTTTTATTTCTTTCGGAAATATAAACACCTAATGAAACTGATACATCCATTGGAAGACCAGTCATACTTCCTGATACATCACAAACTGGAATGATTTTTTCATTCGAATCTGCCATAAAATCAATTAAGTTCATCCATTGTGCTTCTACTGCTTTCTTATCTTCACCTCTATTATATGCTTGATATAATAAATGTGGAAACAAGACACCAGCCTTAATTTCTTCTTTGCCTTCAAGAACCAAAGAAATATATTCGTTGAAACGACTTTCATCATTTCTCAAGAATGCTTTTCTATACTTATTCATAGCAACTGATGGAACATGTGAGAAAGTGATAGCATCCCAATCTTTTGCACACATTTTTTGTTCAACAGTATTCGATAAACCTACGACAAGTTTACGGTATTCCTTAGGACTTAATCCTAAATATTTACGAACCTTTTCAAATTCATATCCTTTTCTACTTAACCATTTTGCTAATAAATTTTTCATATGTGTCTTAATTATTTTATTTTCATTTATCACCTTCTAAAGTTTCTTTTATATAAAAGAGAATCTCTTTATCAATTTTATCATTTTCACCTTCACTTAACAAGAAAGTTACATCATCATATCTTCCATATTCAGCAATACTTCTCAAATTTTTAATCAGTAAATCAGGATAGTTTTTTCTCAAGAATTTAGAACAAATTCTGAAAAACCTTCTTTCACCAGCACCACCTCTGACATCTCTTGCCCAAAACATAAGTTTAAGCGCAACTAATGGATTTTCCACAATTGCTTTCTGAAAAAGAATCTCGATATCTTTTTCTGTCATATTCCTTGAAGCACCTGCTAAAAAGAACATATCAACACATGAATTCAATGATGTTGAATTTGTTACCATACTGTTTGCGGTTAAGGTATCTTCTTGTCTTGTTGCGTTTACTAAATTTGAATTTGAGTTCATAAAACCTCCTTGTTTGTTTTTTATTCTCAGATTGCATTTACTTTTTTTGCTGTTAGCAATCTTGAGAGGTTTTTTTGCTTTTTTGGCTTAGTATCTAATACTTTTGTTTATAGCGAATATTAGCATCCCCTAAAATAAAAAATCCCAACTAAATTTCTTCAGTTGGGATTTTTTAGACGCACACTATCCCTTACCATAGTGTACTAAATCCTCAACAGAATACAAGAGTTTGTTTCTCAAAAAACTCAGGGGTAAAAATTTCTTTTCCAGTTTTTGTTCGGTTTAGCCTTTCCTTTTATTTTCGGTGATGAGCCAACCATAGTGAAAACTTTAGAAAAGTTTAAAACACTACGCCCATCACGGCGTTTCAAGTTTACATATTTGTAAGTTTTACTTGCAGAATGTATTCTTTATGAGTATATGTTAAGAAAATTATGCAGAATACGTTTTTGTTTCACCATTTGAAAGTTTTTGTGATTGCTGTGTGTATTCCTTCAATAATTTTACTTTTTCAATGAACGGATATAATGTTAGTTTAAAACCAGAAAAAAGTTTGAAAAATCTTTTATAATTTTTTATTTCTTTTAATTCATTTAAAACCAACTACTTATATATTTATATAAAAATATCAGTTTTTTCTATTTTTGAACGAGTGTTTTTAACAAAAATGAACTTGAAAATATAATATATAATAAAAAATTTTAAGTATAAGAATGTTTATTTATAAGATAGAGAATAAGATTAATCATAAAATTTATGTTGGTATGACAAACGAAAAAGATATCAACACAAGACTTATCAAACATATAAAAAGATCAAAATATAACGAGAATAGACCGTTATACTCAGCCTTTAAAAAATATGGCATAGAAAATTTTGAAATATCAGAAATTGAGAAATGTAAAACATTTGAAGAAATGTGGGAAAGAGAGAAATATTGGATAAAAAAATTAAAATCCTTATTGCCTAACGGTTATAATATTTCTACTGGTGGAGAGGGTGGTGATACATACACAAATAATCCTAATAGAGCAGAAATAATTAAAAAAATATCTCAAAAATTATCAGGTGAAAATAACTATTTTTTTGGTAAAAAACACTCCAAAGAAAGTATAGAAAAAATGAAAAATTCTCATAAAGGTATTGCATCTGGTGAAAAAAAATGGTATGTTTGGTAAAAAACACTCCAAAGAAAGTGTAGAAAAAATGAAACAAAATCGTAGTGGTGGAGTTCAAAAAGGTTATGTAAAAGTTATATATGTATTAGAAGCACCCAATGGAGAAATTATTAATATGAATTCCTATAGGAATTTATTATCTTTTTTTGATTATAAAACCGCCATATTAAAAAATGGTGAATACAACGGCTACAAATTGATAAAAAAATTAACAAGAAATAAAGATGGAAGTTTCACAGAAAAATGAAAAAGTAACATTTTCTTTTAATTCAAAAGGAAATTTTAATAGATTAAAAGAATTTTTTAAAAATAGAAATATTTCAAGATTTGCTATTATAGATTATAAAAATAATAATATAGAATGTGAATATGCTGAAATAGAAAATATTGGTAATCATCAATATAAGAATATATTCGAGTTCAATCCAATAAAAATTAAAGATGAAACTACATTTAATGTGGTTCAAATTATTCCAACAGGTATTAGAGCAGATGTAGGTGGTAATTCTGGTGATGGTAATCCATCAGCAAGACTTCTTGGTAATGTTGCTGACACCTTGATTACACATCCAAATGTTGTAAATGCTGCAGATATAAATGAAATGACAACAAATACCCTTTATGTCGAAGGCAGTATATTAAATAGATTTATGATGGGTACTATTGGACTTGCACCAACTAAAATGAACAAAATTCTTTTAATTTTTGATACCAACACCAGTAATCATTATCATAACTTTCGTCCTATTAATATGGCATCAGCTGCAAGAGTGACACTTGGTTGTGAAATAGATGTTATTGAATTGAGTGATACACCTTATTATGAAATATTTTATAATGAACTCGGTATGGCAACAGGTAAGATAAACAAACTTGAAAAATTAACAAATATCATTGAACAACATAAAGATAATTATGATTCATTTATTTTATATACATTGTTAGATGGTGATACACAAGAATTATTAGATAATTATTATAGTAATGATAAAAACCTTGCTAATCCTTGGGGATCTGCGGAAGCGCTACTCACACATACAATATCAAATCTTTATGATGTACCTTGTGCTCACGCACCAGTTTTAGAAAAAATGTTTTTAGAATATCCATTTGAAATTATTGATCCTAGAAAAACTCCCGAAATATTATCTACAACAGAACTATTTTGCACAATCAAAGGTATGTATCAATCACCAAGAATTGTTGAGCCCGTAAGCCAACCTGGTGTTATTACAAATAGAAATATAAGTGCATTAGTAACACCAGATAGATGTATAGGTTTACCATTAATTTCTGCATTAGAACAAAATATTCCAGTTATAGCAATTGAAGATGAAACAAATTTAATGAAAAATGATCTTTCATTATTGCCTTGGAATAAAAATCAATTCTTTAAAGCAAAAAATTATTTAGAAGCAGCAGGAATCCTTGTGGCTTTAAAATCAGGAATAAGTCCTTATTCCTTAAACAGACCAATTGGTCCGACAAAAATAATAAATTAATGAAATGAATGATGAAAAAATCCTCGAAGAGTTATTTAAATTAGTATCTATTAGGGCAAACGAGAGATACATACTTTCAAAACTTAAATATGTGAAATACAAGGAAATAGGTACTGAAAATATACAAAATTTAATAGAGTGTTTCAAGTCGAAAGACGCAAAAAATAACAAATTTTGGAGGATGAAGACATCAGAAGTCCATCAAGAATGGTTTATCAATGACTATGAGAACTTTATGGACTTTTTTAATAGAAGTATAGTACCAGATAAATTCAAAGAAATTAAAAAACAAGCAAAAAAATCTCAAATTATAATTCCTAACGAATGTAATATTGAATCTATAGGACAAGTTAAAGATACCTCAAGCATCATTAGATTGAAAAAATCCACTACTCAGGTTGCTCAGGATCTTAAAAATTTAGGAGTTGATGAAAACTATTGGTTCGTTAATATGAAACTTCTGGTGAGTTATTATCATAATATTCATTCGCCAATTTCTGGTAAATTAAAAAGAGCAATTCCAGTCGATAAAAAATTAGGTTTATTTGGTAAAAATACTCTCTGGTTCTTAGAATTTGAAACCGAAAAGAAACCAGTTTATATGCTATTAGTTGGTGAATCTGCAATTCAAGATTTCAATTTTCTCGTTAAAAAAGGTGACACAATAGAAATAGCAGATAAATTAGGTTATTTTGTATGGGGTTCGCAAACTATATTATTATTTGATAAGGAATCTTATGAAAGTGATATAAAAATTTCAAAAAGAAATCATTACTTTTTAGGACAACCTATTATCTAAAATTTTATATATAAAAGAAAACTATTATGTACTTTGCAATATTAAAAGGTTATTATGATTCAGATATGAATACCTCAAAAACAATGTAAACCCGATTAGAAATTTTCTAAATAAAATTCCTGAAATTGAAAAACTTAAAGATGAATATTATGGCGTTTATTACTATCATCTGTCATTGAAGAATTTAAGAAAGTTAAAAATGCAAGAATGAAAGATAAAAAAACATTTTGACTTCTATAGAATTAAAAATCAAAATGTTTTCAGAAACAAAAATAAAAAATTTCTTAGAAAAGTTTAAAAATAATACAAAAATATGAAACATGTAAAAGATTTTAAAATTAATGAATCAATAGAACAAGGTAAATGGTTCATTTCTTATGGATTAGGTGGTGGTTTTGGTGGAGCAAATAATTTTGAAATTATTGATGCTAAGGATGAAGATGAAGCAAATACTTACGCTTGGGAAAAAGCTTGTGAAGATTATGAATCCTATGTAGGATTACACGGGTTAAGAACAATAGATGAAATTATGGAAGAAGATAATGTTGACGAGGAAATAGCAGAGGAAATCTATAATCAAGAACGAGAAAGTTGGCTAGCTTATTCAGCAGAACCATATGATCCAGAAAAACATGACATCTAAATTAGAAAAATGTGAAGATCATAAAGTGAATCATCTTTTTTTTAACTTTTTAGGCAACCAATCATATAAAAATAACTACATATTTTATAAAAAATAATTATAATTATATGTATATTGGATTGAATAGTACAACTTTTTACAATCAAGAAACGATAAATTTTCTATTAAGTTTTTCAGAAATAAAAAAACCCAACATGATTGGATCTTTAATTTTGACCTAAAAGGACTTAGAAAATTGAAAATTCAAAGTCTTCATGATCAAGACATCAAAACAAATCTTGAAAAATTACAAAGATTAATTAATGACAAAAATCAAATTCACATTTATGGTGATAAATTGCCAGTTTTTGAATCCTATAGTTCAACAGGAACTGGTAAACCATCAGGTACATTTGGATATTCCAATAAATCAGAATATGTAAAAACCAATAAACTGATTATTATTCTATGATAAATGAAATTTTAGATTTTTAAACTGCTGTCATGCCCCGCGTAAAATAACTGCCAAAAAAATACTTGGTATTTGAACAAATATAAAAGAAAAGAAAAATTCGTTAAAAATATTAATATATACTAAAAAATAATTGCCGATTATGAAACATGTAAAAAATTTTAATGTTATTAACGAATCAGCACCAATAGAAGATGTTGAAATGGGATTTCAAGATTCTCCTGAATTTGATGAAGCAAAAACAAAAGTCGGAGAAATTGTTGCAGATTTAGAAGAACAATTTTATGCTTGGTGTTCTAGAAATGGACATCCAGACGCAGAAGGAGACACAGATTACGATATGTCATTTGACAATATCTTAAACAACTTAATCAGTAGATATTAAAACGATTTAATCAATTCAAGAGATTCATCATAAAGTGAATCTCTTTTCTTTTTTAAAGATTTGATTATATGTAAATTATTATCAAAATTTCTGATATTTTCAATTGTAACATCACAATCGTGCCACAATCCAATTTTATCCTGTATCAAATCTAATTTATCAATATCAGTTAAATCATCCAATATTAAAAGTGTGTAATAAACTCTTTTAATCTTCTTTCTTATTTCATGTAAATTTTCAGGTGAAATATCTTTAATCATATTACGAATATCATTATAACTCAATTCAATATAAACCTTTATATTTATAATTGCTTGTTCATCAATATGATAATCTTCCACTAAATTTAATTTATCTGTTAGGTGCTGAATTTCCTTTTCAAAACTTTCTTTAATCTGAAATTTGGATACCTTATCCTCATACATAAAAAGAAGATAATTTTTATATCCATCATCGTAATCTTCAAGAATTTTTTGTTGAATTTGAATGTCCCTGATTTCACCTGCCAAATGAAATAAATTATTTAGTTCAGTCGGAAAATCTTTTTGTCTGAAAAGTAAACCATCTAAAAGGATATTAAATGATTTCAATCGCTTAATGGTAGTCCTTATTTTATGTATATCATCTTCTGTTGTTTCCTTTAATAAATTAGAATGATATTCATTAAAATTTTTAATTTGTTGGTTAAAATAGTCTTCGAATCTCGTCATATTTACAAATATAATTATTTATTTTGATATAAAAAAAATTATATATAAATGAATGAAATATTTAAAATTATTTGAATATAAATATCACGAATATCGAAATGGTGATTTGGTCATACTAGCATATAATCAACCTCAATATGATTGGATTTATAATATTTATGGTAAAATTATTGTTCAGAGCGAACCAGAGCAAGGGATTGTTTATCGGGGTTATATTCCACATTTTAAAGTTGATTATAGAATAACAGATGATGAAATAGAACATCGAGCTATAGAAAGAGAATTTGATGTTCATACAGATTTCATATCAGGACCATTTAGCAGAAAGGAATACGAAGAAAAGGTTAAAGAAATTGAACTTGAAAAATTAGCAAATAAATATAACTTATGAAATATTTAAAATTATTTGAATATGCAATAAAACACACTGATCCAATTGCAGTTAATCATATTTTACGAGATTTTAGCAGAAAACTTGAAGATATTATTATTGAAATTAAAGATATAGACGGTTATACTCTATCATACCAAAAACGATCAAGCGGCATTGTTAGAAGATATTTTAATGATGATGGTTCAATAAAAATTCATTACAGTGATAAAATTTTAGGAAGATTATTACAAATAATACTTCAAATAGAAGATGATAATGTTTCAATGTTTATATATATATTTAAGGATAGTTTTAAGGATACATCTCTCGATTTTTTTAATTTCGTGAGTGAAGCTTTAAGCGAATATATCACAAATCAAAATCCGAGAAATTTATGTTTATTTTTTTTATTAAATGATAAAAACGAAATCTTAGAAACATTAGAAAGTTTTATCATCTCAAAAAAATATAATCTTTAAAAGAAGGAGAAAATCGGATGTCTAATTTTATAAAAAAATGCATCGACAGTGATGCAATATTATCAGATATTGATGATTACATTGAAGAATGGCACAACAGTATTACTGACTTGCCATTATGTGATTATTTAGGGATGACCAAGAGTGAGTATGCCTTTTTTGTTGAGGATGAAAACTATTTAGGTTATATTGTGTCAGCACATAAGGAAGACTAAAACAAAAAAAAAGGACTTTCGTCCTTTTAGTATAAACCAGTTACTTTCTTTGTTCTAAGACTAGGAGTTCCAACAAATTTACTTCTTCTATACCATCTGATCATAAAACACAAAAGATTTAAATTCATTATGGATTGAATTAATATAATAATTATAAGTAAAATCATAATTAACTAATATTTGTAGCTGCTAAAGTTGTAACCTCAGGTAAATCCACCATAGTCGTAAATGTTAAATCTTCACCAATAGATTCTCCCGAAATGTTTGACGCCTTAACTCTGAAATGATAAAGTGTATCAGCATCAAGTTCTGTAATATTAATAGAAACTGGTAATGCTACTTTACCGGAAATGGCATCCGGAAGAACAACTACTGTACCGTAAGTAGTATCAATTCCATATTCAAATGTTACAGTAGTAACCGCACCCATAGGGTTAACAAGACCATTTAATGTTGCTCCATGCAATTTTGACATAATTTTATATTTATTTTTTAAGGAAAATATTACTATTTTACCTAAATATATATAGTAATATATGTCAACTTAGTTTTCCTATTTTTAATAAAATTAATATAAAATTAATATGAACTTTAAGTACGCCAGAAGGGGCTCGAACCCTCATTTTCAACATTCCTATTACGGATAAACAGTTTAGGAAACTGTCTCGGTTACTGGCGCATTTACTATCTATAGCACCCAGTTCATATCCTGCCTTTTTCGGGCTCCTATATCTACGGATACTTCACCTACTATCCAAAGAGAGATAACATATTTGGTTTCTAAACTCTTACAACTCGCTCAAATTAATCGCCTGCCTTTTTCGGGCGGTTCGGCTATCACTTCTGTTGTGAGTGAACTACACCAATGTTTTTTGGATCTTCCAAAAGGAAAAGTGTGACCACAGAAGGATTCGAACCTTCGACCTACAGCTTAGAAGGCTGTCGCTGCTAATCCGCTGAGCTATGTGGCCTTATGATAAATCAAAAAATTTAATCTTATTTTGATATAATATTATATAATAAAAGTTTAAAAATTTGTAGCAACAAGTTTTGCTGCTTCTTCTTCTGTTGTATGCCGGGTTCGAACCACAACACATCTTAACACATCTGCTATTTATTGATCTGGAGAGTGGGATCGAACCACCATTTAATCATTACGAATGATTAATAATACCATTATATTACTCCAGAACATAACTATTTTATTTTGAGCCAAGTGACCTGGCTCCCCAAATACCCGATATTGAGCCGCTTACTGAGTACGATTCAGCATCTGATGATTACGAATCAACTATTCTACCTGTTAAACTAAAACGGCATTATTTTAATTTCTTTATAATATCACTAATTGTACCTTTAGTGCAACCAAAAAATCTAATTATATCTATTTGTCTTTTACCTTCTTCAAAGTACATTTTTTTTACTATTTCTCTATCTATCTTTGGAGTATTTTCTCTAACATTTCTAGATTTTTCATAAATTTCTTCTTTGTATTCTTCAAAAAATCCTGTATTATGATGAAGTTCTTCATGACAATTTGCACATAAAACTATACATTTATTTAATTCTTTTGTAATGCCTTCACTTAATTCGTCAACAGTTTTATAAGTGACCATAACTCTATTCAAAGTAAAATATTTTTCCTTTTCATGATGAAAATGTAATGAACCATTATATTTATTATAACCACATTTTTTACAAGAATCAATATTTTTAAATTCTAAAAATAATCTCTTATTTTCATTAAATCTACTGTTTTCATTATTATTTAATTTATGTATTTCATTATGGCAATTATAGCACAATAATATACATTTATTTAATTCTTTTTCAATTTTACTCCATCTCCCTTGTCTTATAGATGACATGTTAAATTCTTTTTCTTCTGGATTCATATGATGATATGTTAAATGAAATACATTTTCATCACCACAATGTTGACATTTACCTCCCAATATTTCTATAGCCTTGATTTTTTTTGCCCAAGATAATATTTTTACATAATCTTTTTTTAACTTCATTTAGTTTGATTATTTTTATTATTATATATAAATAAAAAAATCTAACTTTTTTCTAATTTGGAGGCTCATTTCGGTAACGATCCGACTTCCCTAACTTACAAGGTTAGACATCATCCATTAAATGCTTAAGAGCCATCTGTGTTCTCAATAGGACTCGAACCTATAAGTCTTCACTCCGTCAAAGTGATGTGTTGCCAATTACACCATAAGAACTTTTGTATTCCCCGACAGGACTCGAACCTGTAAATCCGACTAGGTTTTCACGATGTAAGCGTGAGGTGTTACCAATTACACTACGGGAACATTGGCGGCTAGAGAGAATCGAACTCTCATCCTCGGTTTGGAAGACCGACATAATCAAACTCTCGTCACCATTATACGATAGCCGCATTTATTGAGCAGATGACCTGAATTGAACAGGCATATGAGACTTGGCAAGCCCCCGTAATAACCATTATACTACATCTGCAAATTTTGAACTCAGATTATCTTTTTTTACAAATTGGAAGTTTGTTTTTTTTAATTGCTGTATGTAATCTTTTAGTTCAATTTTTTAAAGAACAGAATACGATTTGTTTCACCATAGAAAGTTTTTTAATTGCTGAATGTATTCTTTATCTTTGAGGTCTCTCCCAGTAACGATCTGGGGTCTCAAACTTACCAAGTTCGTATTCTCACCATCTTAACTAAGAGACCACAATACTTTTAATTCTTCTAATTCTACATATACTTTCATTTCTTTATCATAATACTTACCATATTTATTTTCAAATTCTTTTATCTTTTCTAAAAGTTGTTTTATTGTTAGTGAGCAACCATCACATTTACTTTGATTTTTTTTATTAATAATCAATTCACAATTTGCCGGATGAGCAAGTAATAAAGGGTTTATCAATCTTCTAAATCCCTCTTTCACAGAAAACATATGATCCCTACTAACTCCATCTACATTATCACCATTATTTTTTGCTTTATACCAACCATATCTTTCAATTAAACTGAAATCAAATTCTTCATTAAAATCATTCAAATTAAACTTAAATCTTGATAATTCATAATATACTTGATAATCTTCTTTATTTTTAGAATAATATTCTTTTCTACATTTCCAGCCACAATTTCCATTATTTCTCTTTGAATATTCAATAATTTTACCACAATTTAAACAATGTTTAGGATTTTTATAATATTCAACTGAAGGATTTCCATTTCTATTTTTATTTGATTTTATAATATTATTAAGTCCTTTTTCAGTTAAATTATATTCATATCCACTTCGTCTTTTGTTAGAGTATTCGGCTGAGCAAGAATGATTACAAAAACTCACATCTTTCCAATTCTTTTCAAATTTTAATATCGATCCACAATTTTTACATTTTCTAGGATTCTCATTGTATTTTATTTTTGCCGAATCTCTTTTCTTTTTCATTGTCTCTTTAAACTTTGAATAGTCTCTTAAATTTTTATTGACATAAATATTTCTACATTTCAAAGAACAATAAACATTTTTCTTTTTAGTTTCATCACCACAATTTTTACACTTACCCATATTTTTTATTTGTATATATAAAAATAAAAAAGTGGAAATTTTCTAAAATGAACTCAAACATTTTATAGTGGAGACAGAGATAATCGAAATCTCCCAGAAACCTTGCAAAGGTCTCTCGCCAGCCTTGGAACATGTGCCCCCAACTTAAATTTTCCAATATGTCAAAGAACCTAAATTCTGTGGAGGATAACGAATTCGAATCGTTCTGTTTTTCTGAGTGCAAATCAGATGACCACCCTAGCAGTTCCATCCCCCTATTTTTACCAACTATTAATTATGATATCGTGATTTTTACCACATTCACAATCAACATACATAGTTACTTCACCGTGTGAACGCGCGCCAACAAGTATCACATTCCTGTGAAGTTGCTGATATACTATATTTTGAGGTATCTTTCAATACTATTTCTTTCTTTAATTCTTCACAGAAATAAACTATTCCTATTAATTTTGATTCATCTTTTTTCATAATTCATTAATTTTAGTGATCCAGGAGGGATTCGAACCCACATTTTCATCCGTTATGCACATAGAGTTTAGAAGACTCCGCCATTACAGGACCATTATTTTGTCTGGGTAGAGGGATTTGAACCCACGAACGCTTGCCTCCAAAGCAAGTCCATATAGCCATCTGTGGAACACCCAGTTATTTTGTATAGTAGGAGGGATTCGAACCCACGAACGCTTGCTTCCAGGGCAAGTCCATATAACCATCTGTGGAACTACTATGTTTAATTTCAATACTTTTAAGAACATTATTAAAAACAAAAAACCCGAAAAGTTTTTCACTCCTCGGGTTTTCTTACACTTTCTCTGACAATAAATATCATTCAAATAGGTATAATACACCCGAGTCCATCGCTGGTCTGCCTCCTGTTACGGGGGCGGTCGTTGTGGTTGCCACGGTTGTATTTCTCCTAATGTTGTTCATAATTTCTATTCTATTAAAATGTTTATTTGTTTTTTGAATCTTTTACAAATTTACGGAACTTTTCCGAAATAAAAAACTCAATTTATATATTTCTTTAAAAATGTCGTTTTTTTCTGTTTTTGATATAGGTTAAAATGTTTTAAAAGTTTAATTTTTTACCCATTTTTTTAATTTTTCATCCCAAACTTCAAAAGGTAAGCCATATAATCCTTCTAAATCATTATCTGAATATTTGATAGATAATTCTTCACTATCTGACCATTCAGGATTATGTAATATTACAATACCTTCTTCCCATTTACTTATACCTTTTCTTCGTACTTTTTTACCCAAAAGAGGATATTTTTTTTGAAGTTCTTTTCTTTCTTTGGCTTCCTTAGCCGCTTTTTCCCAATACTCCATTTTATAAATTTTAGTATTCCCAACCTTTATAACCAACTTTAGGAATTTCAGTTTTTTTAACTCGTCTTATTTTACGATTCATTTGATTTTTCATCCATCGTCTTGAATGGGACTTACCACCAAGGTAATGTTCAAGATGTTCTATTTGTTCTGTTAAAAGTCCCATAATTTATATTTTTACAAAAATACAAAATTAAATTCAAATAAAAAATTATAAATTATATTTTTTAATATTTTTTATAGTTTTAACATTATCACTATCGAGATTTACCTCTGGAATAAATTCATCCATTTCTTCTTTTTCTTGGTTCCAATGTTTTTTACCAATTTCAATTCCTAATCCTGATAAATCTAATTTAATACAATTACCAGAATTTTCATATTTGCCATTTTTATCTACAATTAAATATAAAAATTCATCTTTTGGATGATATTCAGTCATAACAATCTCATAACCTAAAAAATCAGCATCTTGAAAAATATCAAACATTTCTTCAATAACTTGATTACGATTAGATTTTAATCCTTTACCACCATAACCGTATTTATATGCTTCAAATCTCTTTATTTCCATTA